GGCTACAGCGGTACGGTCTACCGGCGTCGGGATGCTGGCGCGGTGGGCGGTGAGCACACCGTCAACAGGGATCGCAGCCAGTTCTCCGGCCGCAATCGTCTCGGGCGTCGTGCGACCAAGAACAAGTCGGATGGCGAGAACTTCTTCGGCTACTACCCGGATATTCCGGCACGGCCGGCGCATCCATGGCTGAGGCCGAGCATCGACATGAACCGCGACGACATCCGGATCATCATCCGCGGCGCCATCGATAGCACCCTGGCGCGCGCGGCGAAGGGGGCGCTCAATGGCTGATCCAGGCTTTGCCCTGCAGCGCGCAATCTACCAGCGACTGAGCGCCGAGCTCACCGTCCCGGTATTCGACGCAGTGCCGGATGACACCCTGTACCCGTACGTGACCATCGACCGCGAAGTCGCGCAGAACACCAGCCCGATCTCTGGCCGCAAGCGCAAGCAGCGGCTGATCTATCTCAGTGTCTGGAGCGACCACCAGGGGCAGGCCGAGGTCCGCCGCATCCTCAATGAGATCGATGCGGCGCTGGACGAGCGTCACCTCTCTGTCGACGAAGGGCGCGCGGTGTCGGTCAGGGTTATCGCGTCGGACACCAACCGCGAACCGGACGGTCGGACCTACATGGGTTCCGCTACGGTACGCGTCATCACCACTTCCTGAGATGTATCAACCTGAGCCACTGGAGGAACCCATGGCAGACAATCTCAACACCGCCGCTGGCTGCCGAATCTCGATCGGCACCAAGAAGCCATCGGCCACCAAGACCGAGTACGAGGCAGATGTGTATGTCGAAATCGGCGAAGTCGAGGACCTGGGCGAATTCGGCGATACCTTCAGCAACGTGAACTTCACTGCGCTGAGCGACGGCCGCGTGCGCAAGTACAAGGGCACTGCCGATGCGGGCGACATGACCCTGACCGTTGGCCTGGACAACGGCGACGCCGGCCAGTTGGCGCTCAAGAACGCCCATGCCGACCGCTCGAAGGGCAACTACAACATCCGCATCACCCTGAACGACGGCCTGCCGGGAGACCCGTCGGCTGAGCCTCCGGTGCCGGCGGTGCCGCCCACCACCTTCTACTTCGGTGCGAAGGTGATGAACAACACCGTGGCTGCTGGCAGCGCCGACAACGTGGTTCGCCGCAATGTGACCCTGGGCATCAACACCGAGATCCTCGAGATCCCGGTTGCGATCTGACCTGGCCCCGACGAACGAAAGCCCGCCTCGCGCGGGCTTCGTCGTTTAAACGACCCGTGAAAGGAACACCATGAGTGAAGCCCTGCACGGCACCGTCACGCTGGTGATCGGTGCCCGTACCTACACGCTGCAGCCGACCCTGGAGGCCGCGCTGAAGATCGAATCGCGCTTCGGCGGCCTGCGCCCGGCGATGGAGTCCATGCGCCTGCTGAGCATTGGTGCCTGCGCTGATGTCGTGATCGCTGCCGCCGGCCTGAAGCCGGAGGAGCACACGACCCTCGCCACGCAGGTTTTCGAGACTGGCGTGGTCAAGGTCTCCGCGCAGCTCACCGACTACATCGCCGGCCTTCTGAGCCCGGTGCCGCCGAGCATCGCCGAACGGGGAAAGCTCGAGGCGGCCAGCACAGCGCCGTGAGAAATGGCAGCTACGTCGACTACCTGTTCGGCGTGGCCACCGGCTGGCTGGGCTGGCCGCCTGACACTGCATGGCGAACGCCCATCCCGCAGATCCTGATGGCGCTGGATGCCCGCCTGGACTGGATGGGCGGCGGCAAGGCTCAGCAGCACGCTGCGCCGAAACAGAAGGCCAGCGTGGCCGACCGCTTGAAAGCGTTCCTGCGGGGACGACAGGAACCATAGCGCCGCCTTCTGGCGGTTCTTTTACGCCCGGAGAACACGATGTCCGACCAAGAAGTCCAGGGGATGCTGATTCAGCTGGAGGCCACCACTGCGCAACTGCGTCGGGAACTGGCCGGTGCGGACAGTGTGGTCGCCAGGACAACGCAGAGCATCGACCGCAACCTGGCTCAGGTCGATTCCGCGTTTGACCGGACGGCTCGGGGCGCCCAGCAGGCTGGCACGCTGATCCGTGGCGCCTTCGCTGCGATCGCCGGTGCCGGCCTGGTGGGCAGCATCATCCACCAGGTGGACGCCTACGGTCAGATTGCCGACCGCCTGAAGATGGCCACCGGCAGTACCGAGGAGTACAACGAGGTCCAACAGCACCTGCTGCGCACTGCGCAGGAGACCTACCGGCCGTTGGCTGAGGCGCAGGAACTGTACATCCGCACGGCCGACGTCATGCGCTCGCTGGGCTTTGACACCCAGCAGACCCTAGACATCACCGACAGCTTCAGCTTCCTGCTGGTGACCAACGCCGCGTCGGCCGACAAGGCCAGCTCGGCGCTTGGCGCCTACTCGAAGGCCCTGCAAACCGGCAAGGTCGAGGCTGATGGTTGGGTATCGATTCAGGACGCGATGCCGACCATCGTCGATGCGATCGCCAGCGCGACCGGAAAGAGCGCCGAGGAAATTCGCAAGCTCGGCGTGCAGGGCAAGCTGTCCCTAGACGACATCAACACCGGCCTGCTGCGCACCGTCGAGGTCAACCGCAAGGCCGCGGCTGACATGTCGGTGAGTGTTCAGGATGCGCTGGTCAACGTCCAGAACGCCCTCGGCGACTTCTTCGGTCGCATGGAAGAGAGCACCGGCGCTGTCGCAGGCCTGGCCAGCGTCATCAGCATGCTGGGCGATAACATCGGCACCGTGGCCGATGTTTTGGCAGTCGCTGGTGTCTCCGCCTTGACGCTGTACTCTGCGCGGGCCGTTGCCGCGACGGCGGCCACGCTCAAGTCCATTGCTGCGGCCGTTTCCGAGCGAAATGCGCGAATTGCTCAGGCCGAGGCCACGCTTCAGTCGGCGATTGCAGACCAACGCAAGGCCGAAACGCTGACCTTCCTGGCTGCCAAGGAAGCGGCTGCCGCGCGCGGTACCGCCGTGCAGACCGAAATGTCGCTGGCACTCGCACAGGCTCGGCAGCGAGAGGCCGCTGCTACCGCATCCGTGGCCGCGGCTCAGGCTGGCCTGCGCACTGCCTCCACTGGCCTGCTGGCCGTGCTGGGCGGCCCGATGGGCCTGGCCCTTCTGGCCGGCACTGCAGCAGCCAGCTTCCTGCTGCTGCGAGATAATGCAGGCCAGGCGAGCGTTACCCTGGAGGACATGGCGAAGCCGGTTGCACAACTCCGCGAAGAGTTTGTGAAGCTAAACCGCGCCCAGCGCGAAGGCGCTTTGCTCGATTGGAAGGACAAGGAGCTCGCCGCTACCGAGCAGGTCAATCAAGCCTATGGCGAGCTGGCTCAGTCCATCCGCTCCGCCACCGTAACGGCGCCTGCGCGGGATTCAAACGGTCGCTACAACCAGCAGCTTGCTGAGTATCAGTCCGTCATCGAGCGTCTGGACGAGGCTCGTGATAGCGGTGCGGATCTGACCGGGATACTTCGCGATGTCGGGCAGAAGCTCAACATTCCGGAAGAAACCGTCAACGGATGGTTGAGGCAGTCGAGTGCTGTCAGCAAGGCTGACGACGTGCTGTCAGCGGTTGTCGAGCGGGTGCGGACTCTGACGGGCGCCATGGACGAGAATACCGCCTCGACCAACGCCAACAATGCTGCGAAAACCGGCATGAGCAGCGCCGGGCAGACCTACCTGGAGACGCTGCAGAAGCAGTTGGGCACTCTTCAGGACAACAACGATGCGGTCAAGGAAGCAGAGCGCTGGGTTCGCGATCACGAGGAGGCGACGGAAGCCGACAAGGTTGCAATCCTCTCTGCTGCCTACGCGAAGAAGGCCCAGGCGGAGGCCAACAAAAAGGCTACCGAGTCCCAGAAATCGCACACGAAGTCGCTGCAGGATGAGGTCAAGGCTCTGGATGCGCTGATCGACAAGGCGCTGCCGGAGAAGAAGCGCCTGGAGGACCTGGCCGAGGGCGTGGAGAAGCTGCGCAAGGCGCAGGCCGCCGGCAAGATCACCAGCGCCGAGATGGAACTCGGCATCAAGAACCTGAACGAGGCCTATGCCGACGGCTCGATCCAGAAGCGCATCCAGCAGGAACAGAAGCTGGCGGAGCAGCGGCGCAACAGCGCCGATGCCTATCGAAAGGCGATGGAGGTGGTGCTGCAGGCGCGCCAGGATGCGATCAACTCTGACGTGGCCGGCATCGGCCTCGGAGACGATGAGCGCGACCAGGCGCAGCGGCTAGACGCCGTGCGGAAGAAGTACGCCGACCTTCGGCGCGAGTTGGAGGCGCAGCAGGAGGACGCCAGCCGGCGCCTTGGCCCGGCGGCCTACGAGCAGCGGCTGGCGGATCTGGCGGACTTCCAGGCGCGCGAGTTGCAGATGGAGGTCGACGGTTATGGCGCGCGGCTCGATGCTCAGCGGGACTACCGCAACGGCGCACGCCGGGCGTGGCAGAACATCCAGGCCGACGCGGCGGACGTCGCTTCGGCCACCGATGACATGCTCACCACTGGCTTCAACACCGCTAGCAACGCCCTGGCCGACTTCGCCACCACCGGCAAATTCAAGTTCCGCGACTTCGCCAGTAGCGTGATCAACGACATGGCGCGGATTGCCAGTCAGCAGGCGGCGACGGGGCTTCTCAGTGGTGTGCTGGGCGCGGGCGTCTCGGCTTTCAGCGGATGGATGGGGGGCTCTGCCACGGCCGGCGCCTCGGCTTCCGGCTACACGGGCAACGCTTACGCGAACTGGGCCGCCGCCCAGGCAGACGGCGGCGCCTGGGCCAATGGCGTGCAGTTCTTCGCCAACGGTGCGGCATTCACCAACTCCATCGTCAGCCGGCCGACCGCGTTCGGCATGGCGGGCGGCCGCACAGGAGTCATGGGCGAGGCCGGGCCGGAGGCGATCCTTCCCCTGGCACGGAATAGCGATGGATCGCTCGGCGTGCGCATGGTGGGTGGGATGTCGGCGGGAGGTGCGACGACTGTCCAGGTGAACATGCCCATGGAGTTTGTCATGGAGGATCGAAGCAGTGATGGCATGGCGCTGGATCCGCAAGCGTTGCAAAAGGGCATGGAGCAGCAGATGCGCAGCATTGCGGAGAAGGTGGTTGCCGACTCTTGGCGTCCCGGTGGAATGAGCTTCAGGCAGAGCATAGGGAGGGGGTGATGGCTATCGAAACCTTCACCTGGATTCCGGACGACGAGGCCTCGTGCGATGGCGAAATGCGCCTGCGAAAGTCCCAGATGGGAGATGGCTACGTTCAGGTTTCCAGCGACGGGCTCAATCCAGATAGCCAGACCTGGACGCTTACCTTCGGTGGTCTGGCCGAGGAGGTGGCGCTGCCATTGGCGTTCATTCGGCGCCACGGTGGCTACCGTGCATTTCTCTGGACGCCGCCGGGTGGTGAGCTTGGCCTCTACCGCTGTGAGGCGTACCAGAGTCAACGGCGCCCGGCAGGAATCACCGTTCTTTCATTGACCTTCGTACGGGCGTATCACCCATGACCTTGTTAGCAGATATCCAGAAGCTGGAGCCTGGCTCCGAGATCATGCTGTTCGAACTGGACGGCACGGACTACGGGGCCGATGTGCTGCGCTTTCATGGACACGCGATTGCGCATACCCCTCAGGAACTGGCAGCCGCCGGCGCCAATGCGGACCAGTTGCCGGCGAAGTCGATTTGGTGGCAGGGGAACGAATACGCCGCTTGGCCGGTGCAGGTTGAGGGCCTGGAGGCGAGCGGCGATGGGGCGTCGGTTCGCCCGAAGTTCACGGCAGGTAACGTCAATGCACGCATCTCTGCGCTGTGCTTGGCCTACGACGACCTGGCCAACTTCCGGCTCACAATCCGAGAAACACTGGCGAGATACCTCGACGCTGAGAACTTCCCGGATGGCAATCCAGATGCCGACCCGACGCAGGAGTCGATCAGCATCTGGTTCATCGACCAGAAGACAACTGAAAACAATGAGCAGGTGTCTTGGGATCTGATCAGCCCAGGCGATGGTGAAGACTCCATTGGCCGGCAGATGACCACCCTCTGCCACTGGTGCATGACGGGTGGTTATCGCGGCCCCTACTGCCAGTACACAGGGCCTGGTTTCGACATCAACGATCAGCCTACGGATGATCCGGCAAAGGACCAGTGCGCAGGCCTGTATCGATCGTGTGAATCTCGCTTCGGCGCTGGCAACCAGTTGCCCTTCGGCGGCTTCCCCGCTGTCTCGATCATCGCCAGGAGCTGATCATGCTCAAGCACATCCTGTCCGCCGTGCAGAAGCACGCCGCGGCAGAGTACCCGCGCGAGTGCTGCGGTCTGATCATCCGTTCCGGCCGGAGCCAGCGGTACATTCCCTGCGAAAACACCGCCGCCGACGCCGGCGAAGAGTTCCGCATCGCGCCGGAGGCGTATGCGGAGGCAGAGGACCATGGCGAGATCGTCGCCGTGGTGCACAGCCACCCCGATGCCACCAGCCGACCGAGTGCCGCAGACGTTGCAATGTGCAACGCCTCGGGCCTGACATGGCACATCCTGAGCTGGCCGGAGGGCGACCTGCGTACCATCGAGCCCGTCGACCAGGTGCCGCTGCTCGGGCGCGCCTTCGTTCATGGGGTGCAGGACTGCTGGCAGGTCTGCGCCGACTGGTACCAGCGGGAGTGGGGCATCGAGTTCCCGCACTTCGAGCGGGCCGACGGCTGGTGGGAGAGGGCAGACGGTCCGAGCCTCTACGAGCAGCAGTTCGAGGCCGCCGGTTTCGTCCGGGTGGACCAGCCGCGGCGCGGTGACATGATCGTGATGGCGGTGGGGCGCACTGCGCACCCGAACCACGCCGGGATCTATCTGGGCAACGATCCATCGCTGCCTGGGGAGGAGGCTTCAGTGTTTGGGACTGGCCCCTTCCTGCTGCATCACCTGTACAGCAAACCATCAGAAATCATCATCTACGGCGGCCCGTGGCACGAAAGGGCTCGCCTGATCCTGCGGCACAAGGAGGTCAAATGAGTTCGATGACAGTCATCAAGCTTTCCGGTCCGCTCATTCGTGAGTTCGGCCGGACGCATCATCGGCAGTTGGAATCTGGCACCGCCAACGAGGCCTTCTCGGCTCTACGCAACACCCTCCCAGGATTCAAGGACGCCATCCTCCGCTTGGAGCGGCAGGGCATGCGCTTCGCGATCTTTCGCAATCGGAAGAATGTGGGGGCTGATGAACTGGGGATGGGCGGTTGCCGGGAGATCCGCGTTGTGCCGGTGATCGCAGGCAGCAAGCGGGCCGGCCTGCTGCAGACCGTGGTGGGTATCGCAATGGTCGTAGCAGCGACTGTCGCTGCAGGGCCAGGCGGCTTCGCTGCCGCAGGCGGTGTCGTCGGCGGGATTGGTACCGCAGGCATCGCCCTGACGCTTGGCGGTGTTGTGCAAATGCTCAGCCCCCAGGCCAAGGGGCTTTCGATGTCCGGGGCGCCGGAGAACCTGCCGTCATACGCCTTCGGCAGCGCCAGAAATACCACCGCCAGCGGGAACCCGGTGCCGATCTGCATCGGGAAGCGCCGCTGGGGCGGGGCGATTATCTCGGCTTCGATCTACGCCGAGGACAAGGTGTAACAACCAACCATGAGCGGCTACGCCGCAGGAGAGTGTGATGAAAGGCGAGAACCTGGAAGTGACCGTAGATCCTCCGCAACCTGGTAGCGCAGAGTTCGAAGAATTCGTTGAGCAGGCTGCGGAGGCGGTTTACCAAGAGGTGCTGAGGCGGCTCGAGGAAAAGCAATCCTCTGTTACTTCCTCTTGAAGAGCTTGCTCTTCCCGAGAGCTTTGGCGATCTCTTTCTTTGCGTGCGACCTTAGGTGTTCCTGAACAGCTTTCTTCTGTCCGATATCCGCGCCGCACGATGCGCAGCGCACCGTTTGGTCTACTTCAGTGTCTTTGGGAATGCTGAATTGATCGCTCCCGCAAGCGGCGCATTTCGCAGAAATCCTCATAGCTTCCCTCTCTGAAGACCAGTTGTTGTGGCAAGACGCTACTACCCAGGAGCGGGTAGCGCTACTGGCATTTCATCCACGCTGTACAACCTTCCAGCCCGCCCTGTGCGGGCTTTTTCATGCCCGGAGGAAAGCATGGGCGCAGTTCACCAGCACCTGGCCGGCCGCAAGGGCGGCAGTAGCAAGCCGAAACAGCCGTCGATCGCGCCGGATAGTCTGCAGTCCGTTGCGACCGCGAAGATCCTGATCGCTGTTGGCGAGGGCGAGTTTGCCGATGGCCCTACGGAGCGCGGCATTTACCTGGACAACACGCCCCTGATGGACGCCAGCGGCAACCTGAACTTCCCGAACGTGAAGTGGGAGTTTCGCCCTGGCTCTGTGGATCAGGAATACATCCCTGGCATCCCTGCGGTTGAGAACGAGACGTCTGTCAACGTCGAGTTGCGCGGCGAGTCCCCTTGGGTGCGCTCGCTCAGTAATACCCAGCTTTCCGCAGTGCGCCTGCGCTTTGCATGGCCGGCGCTCCAGCAGCAGGACACCAACGGCAACATCGGCGGGTACCGGATCGAATATGCCGTCGACGTAGCCACCGATGGCGGCGCGTACGAGGAGATGTTGCGCGAGGCTGTCGATGGCAAGACCACCACCCGCTACGAGCGCTCTCGCCGGGTCGATTTGCCGAAGGCAACCAGCGGCTGGCAGGTGCGCGTGCGCCGGCTCACGCCGAACAAGAACAGCAGCCTGGTGAGCGACACGATGCTCATCGCTGCGTACTCCGAGGTGATTGACGCCAAGCTGCGGTATCCGGGCACCGCGCTGTTGTTCATTGAGTTCAGTGCAGAGCAGTTCAGCAACATTCCTGCCGTGACCTTGGAATGCAAGGGGCGGAAGTGGATGGTGCCGAGCAACTACGATCCGGACACTCGAACTTATTCCGGCGTCTGGGACGGCACGATGAAGCTTGCCTGGACCAATAACCCGGCGTGGATCACCTACGGCATCAGCACCAACGATCTTTTCGGCTTGGGCAAACGCATCAAGTCGTGGATGGTCGACAAGTGGGAGTTGTATCGCATTGCGCAGTATTGCGACCAGTTGGTGCCGGACGGCAAGGGTGGCCAGGAGCCGCGCTTCCTGTGTGATATGAACCTGCAGAGCAAGGCTGGTGCATGGGAACTGCTGCGCGATATCGCCGCGATCTACCGTGGCATGAGCTATTGGGCCAATGGTCAACTGGTTTCTCAAGCTGACATGCCTCGCGGCGCCGACTTCGACTATGTGTTCACCCGCGCGAACGTGATCGATGGGCGAATGGAATACGGCGCGGCATCACCGCGCGCGCGTTACGGCCGTGCCTTGGTGAGCTACGACAACCCGGCGAACAACTACGACACCGACGTGACCGCGTTCGCTGATCCGGAGCTGCAGCGCCGCTACAACGACAACATGGTCGAGGTGTCTGCCATCGGCTGTACCCGTGAGAGCGAGGCTAAGCGCCGCGGTAAATGGGTGGTACTGACCAGTGTGCTGGATCGTGCCGTGACGTTCAGCACCGGACTGGAGGGGCGGATTCCTCTGCCTGGGCACATTATTCCGGTGGCTGATGCTGTGCTGGCTGGTCGAGAGATTGGCGGGCGGATATCCGCCGTTGCTGGCCGAGTCATCACCCTTGATCGCGACACCTTGGCGAAAGCCGGTGATCGCTTGCTGATCAATCTGCCGAATGGCCGTGCGGAAGGCCGTACGATTGAGGCTGTGAGTGGGCGGCAGGTGACCGTTACCACGGCCTACTCCATGGCGCCGGAGCCGCAACTCTGCTGGGCATTGGATGCCGAGGACCTGGCTGTGCAGCTCTACCGCGTAATGTCGGTGAAGCGGAGTGGGTCGCAGTGGACCATCAGTGGCCTGCAGCATGATCCGTCGAAGTACGACGCCATCGACACAGGTACGCGCATTGAAGAGCGCCCTATCAGCGTCGTGCCAGTTACAACGGTTCCTGCCCCTGCAAGCGTTACCTTGAGCTCAAGGTACCAGATTGACCAGGGGCTGGCGGTGAGCACCATGACGATCACCTGGCCCGCTGTAGAAGGGGCGGTGGCCTACGACGTCGAGTGGAAGAAGGACAGCGGCAACTGGATCCGCCTGCCGCGTGCCGGCACCACCAGCGTCGATGTGACCGGCATCTACGCAGGTGGCTATCTGGCGCGAGTGCGCGCGGTGTCGGCCTTCGACATCACGTCGGTCTGGAAGAGTTCGATCCTGACCCAGCTCAGCGGTAAGACCGGCGCACCGCCGGCGCTGGCGTTCCTGCGTACCACCAGCGGACCGTGGAAGATCGGCCTGGAGTGGGGATTCCCGGCCAGTGGCGCGGCGGACACCGCCTACACCGAGATCCAACAGTCGGTTACCCCGGGCGGCAGCGAGCAGAACGCAACTGCCCTGGGCTTGTTCGCCTACCCGACCGACACCCACACGCTGACCTCGCTGGCGGCCGGCGCTCGCCTGGCCTTCCGCGGGCGGCTGATCGACCGTACCGGCAACGTCGGCCCCTGGTCGGCCTGGGTCGACGGCATAAGCTCGACGGATGCGAGCGAGTACAACGAACTGATCACCAAGGAGTACGTCGAGTCCGCCCTCGGCGAGCAGTTCTTCGAAAACATCGAGCAAATCGGCGGTAACGTCGACCAGTTGATGGAGCAGTACTACGACGCCGGCACGGTATACCAGAAGGGCCAGATCGTTCGATTGAACGGC